GTTGTCAAAGCTATTAAAGCGCTGATTGATAGTGTCAGACAGTTCTTGCTTGACTTCTTCAGCTCTGGCTTTGGCAAGTTCGATGGCATCCGTGATAGCTTTCTCACGTTTGTCAAATTCAGCGTCAAAGGCTGCGTCTGCTGCTTCTATCTGCGCTTGGATTTTGGCTTCAATGCCATCTTGTTGCTTAATCTGCTTGGTAATCGTACCCTCGTAAGAATACTGCGTATCATTTCCAGCTTTACTATCTGCGCTGATACGACCTCTTAGACCACCTTTGAAAGTAAAGCTCTGACTTAAGACAGGAACTTTAAAGGTTTCTTTCTTGTTGGTCTGAATGGTTACCCACTGCCCAACCTCAAGCAGTAAATGCCCTTGGTAGTTGAGATTATACGGATAGTAAGTTAGGTTTTTCAGTTTGTAATACAGGTCATTTAAAGCGCTCTGGGTCATGAAGACATTGTCCAGTTCCAAAGACCGGCCTGTCTTCATACCGACCGTCAGAGACTTCTTGTCCGTCTTACAAGTGATACCAGCTATCTGATACTCAATCTCACTCTTGGTCAAGCCATGCAAGAAATAACTGTCAGCGTTGATCGTGATATTGGACTCAGTCAAATCACGGATTTCCATCTTGCCTTCTCTGTTGAAGAAACAAGACATCCCAATCACCTGAGTCATAGCGCTCAGCATATCCCTAAAGGAAAGTTTCTTACCCTCAGGAACTTGCTCAATATGATAACGCATCGCGCTGATTCCGAAATAGTCATTCGCTAACTCAATGCCTGTTTTCAGGCAGATTTCCTGAATAACCTCTCGTACTTCAGCTGGGAAATGCAAATCCGTCACGTACTCACGATTGAGCTTAAACATACCGTCCATAAGTTCAAGTGTGGTTGTGTTGCGGTTTCGGTCAATCTCAATATCGTTGATGAAGTATTCCCCCATCTTGACCCACTGGTAGGTATCCCCAACCAGTAGACCAATCTCAGGGTGCAGGGTATCCAGCTTATTGAACGTGGTAATGATACTGGTAAAGGTAATTTTACCGCTACCAGCGCAGGTTCCACCAGGCTTATAAGTATCGCCCTTGATGTAGCCATACTCAAAACTAGCCTCTTTGATATCCCGTGAAGCATATTCACCAACACGAATAGCCAGCGTCCTTTCCTTGGCAAACATGGCTCTGTCAAATTGTCGTCTAGTTAAAGCGTCCATTTTCTTACCTCTCTACCAGATTAAATTTAGCGCCAGACCAAGGTTTAAACTTCTCAGTAAAGGTATAGCTAGGAGCTGTCCTATCACCGACATAGAAAGTCTTTGTGACTTGGCCATCCATGGGGTCTGGATAAGATACCTCAAAAAATTTAGATGATACAGCATGTAAAAGCTGACTTATTTCTCCCTGAGTCATCATACCCCATTCACAGTCTAGTTTGCGTTTGGTCGTGATACGGTCACGCACCATGTCGCCATTGGCATTACGCCCTGTCTCTCCATCGATATCTTGAATACCGACTTGAAAATATTTGGGAGGCTTCACAGCCACCCCATTGATTGTCAATTGTGCCATTTAACCTCCTAAATCTTGAGCAAGGTTTGACCTGCTCGTTCATGCTCCTTGTTGATTTCTTGGATGGCTACCCGTCCGAACTCATGGCCTGCGATTTGGATAACGATGTCGCCGTCGCCAGAGAATCCACCTTGTGGACTAACACCAGCCATGGCATTTACTACCGCACTGCTGACTACTCGTCCAAGTGTTTGGATAAATCCTGTATTTTCAAGTGGTACGACCGCCTCTTTACCAGCTTCACCAATCATGGCGATTGTTGGACTATCGACGATACCACCACGGGCAAGACGAGGGAGGCTAACTGTACTTACACTACCAACCCATCCTAGACCAGGTAAGTTTCTGACAACGCCTAAAACTCCATTAATCATTCCGATGAAGCCATTGACTACATTTTCAATCGTTCCAAGAACCGCATTGACCGCACTCTTAAACGCTCCACCTACTGCCTCGCCGACCATCTGACCAGCATTAACGAAGATACTTTTGACAGTATCCCAAACGCCTTTAAAGAAGTCTCCGATAGAGCTAAAGGCATTTTTAACAGCGTCAAAAGCTTTTCCGAATATATCGCCAAACCAGCTTGCTACTTTGGAAAGTGCACTTGTAACATCGTTCCATCTCTCGCCAAACCAAGAACCTAGTTTGCTAAAGATGTTTGTTAAGCCAGTCCATGCTTTTTGGAACATGTCAGTAAACCATGCCCCGATATTAGCCAACGCACTAGTCACATCTGCCCAACGTTGTCCGAACCATGAGCCGATTGGTGTGAAGATATTAACGATAGCGTCCCATGCACCTTGGAATACACCAGAGAACCACTCTCCGATGCCAGAGAATATGTTTACAATGGCGTCCCATGCTTGCTGGAATTTCTCGCCAAACCATTGACCTATCGGCTCAAAGATTTCTTGTAGTTTCGTCCATAGACCGCTGAAAAATTCGCCAATCGCTTGACAAATACCACTGATAAAATCACATAGTCCTTGCCATGCAGTTTTAGCAAACTCAACAACAGTGTCCCAGTTTTGATAGAGCAAAACACCAATAGCAATCAAAGCTGCGATTGCTGCAATAATCCATGTTATTGGACTTGTCAAAACTGCTAACGCTGCATTAAAAGCCCATGTTGCAGCTGTAGCGACTCCTGCTGCAACAGAATGTGCAAATTCCGCCGCGGTTGCTAATCCCATTTTCGCTGCATGAGCAGTCCATGCTAGAGCTGATTTACCAAGTTCTAAAGCAGTTTTTCCTAGCTGTGCAATTGTTTTACCTGAATTGACCACAAAATCTTTTGCATATAAGGTGTTCAAATAGATTGTTTCACCAAAACTGACCAACTTATCAAATGTCAATGCTTTAATAGCAAGACCTAGATTCTTAATCCCTCCAACAATCAAAGAGACCTTACTACCTAACAAGCTGAATGCTCCTGCAAGTCCTCCAGCTTGTTCTGCCCATGATAAGAAATTAATCGTTTGCCAAGTTGTTATCAAAGCTACGATAGGTTCTTTGTTTTCTTTACACCAGTCAGAAAAAACGGTGAAACCATCTGCCACTAACTTAATAGCATCCGCCAATAGTCCCAAAGTGGCTAAAAGGCCACCTCCTAATAAATCTGAAATTCCTTCAATACTAACACCGAATACTCCTGATAAAAACTCAGCAAAAGGTTGCCAGGAATTCTCCCAGAGAATCTGAATAATGTCAATTAGCCCATTAAAAGCATTAGCAATAGAGTTAATAGCAGGGACTACATGTTCATCATAAACACGACTTAAGCCATCGCCAAATTTGTTAACAGACCTTTCAATGCTCTCAAATACAGGCGCAACAGTATCTAATAAACTTTGGAAGACTGATGAAATTTTAGGAGCGCTTGTCACAACGACTTTTTCAAAACCTTTAAACAAACTTCCTGCTAATTTACTACCAACTTCAACAATGGTAGATGTCAAACTCAACAGAGTTGACACAATAGCGCTACCGATACGAACCGCACCAGTTGAGGTAATGACGTCGTAGAAAGCACTAGAAAAGTCCTGAGCTATGTTTCCTACTGCCTCGGAAAGGTTACCAACATTATCAAACAAAGCGACTAGCGCCCTGGTAATGCGTTCTTTTTGCCTTCCAAGGCCATTTGCAATACTTTCGGCAAGGAAAACACCGATACCTAGCCCGATAGTGGTTATTGAGCCTGTCACTTGCCCTAAAGCATAAGCAATTTTCTCAGCCATTCGGTTAAAGGCATTCACAACCCTTGGGTCAGTGGCGATTTCTCCCATTGTCTTAGCTATTTGGTCTAAGGCAGTCTTAATGCGTTTTATACCTTCTGGTCTAAATGCTGCATCAAAACCTTTCTTGAAGAGGTCAAACAACCCTTTGAGCTTATCTCCAAGACCATCAAAAATGCTCTTGAATTTGTTGTCCATGTCGGTCAACTCGACTTCTGGCAAGATGTCTTTGAAAGGTCCGCCACCGCCTCCCTTTCCTTTACCACCTTTGCCACCGCCTCCAGAACCGCCTGCGTCGTCATCTTTTGGTTTTTGCAAGATGTTAATCTCATCAAATCCCAAAAGACCTAGCAACTCTTTAGCAGCTTTCTTAGCGTTTTTGGCGGAGTCTCCAAGATTGTCAGCAAGTCCTCCTGCTGAATCTCCAGCGTCGTCTACTGCGTCAGCAAGGTCTCCTGCTCCGCCTGCAGCGTCTTTCATGGCGTTCCCCATGTCTCCAACTGCTCCACCGACACCATCTTTAACTGTAGCTTTCTTGTTGAACATCAAAGCGATAAACTCAGCGAGTTTAGCAGTCACGTTCTTCAAGACCATCGCAAAAGAGTTTAAGACGGGCATAATGGCATTGATAATCGGTAACATAGAGTTACCAAGGTTCAATGCTGCGTCCTTCATTAGCGACTTAAACAGGCTGATACGACCATTTACAGAATTAGACAAGGTATCTCCATACTTGGCTGTAGCTTGCTCCAGGATAGCCATAAGACGGATTTGTTGCTGGGTTTGAAAGTCGAGTTGGTCCCAACTTTGACCATTTGAGAAACGTTTAAAAGCTTCAGTGGACTTAATCATAGCCACATTGACGTTGATTCCTAGGTCCTCAATTGCTTCGGTGTTCCCTAGCAAACCTGAGCGAATCCGCTCCATAACGTCTGTAATCGTGCGCCCTGAGCCTTCAGCAACCACTGCCGATGTCTGCAACATCTTAGCGGTATAGGCGCTTAGCTTGTTGGTATCTTTGATAAACCCAGAAAATAAGTTTGAGTAGACCGCACCGTAGTTAGTAGCCTCACCCACCCCCATATTCATAGCGTTGGCGTTATCGTTAACCCATTTTAAGAAAGATTGCGAACTCTCGCCCATCTGTCGCTTGATTTGGTTCATAGACGCTGATACTTCAAGAGCCGTCTGCGTTGAATACATCCCAACATCAAGTAATTTCTTACCAAGGATTGCAAAACCAGCGAACTTAGCCAGCTTACCAAACGCACTACCGATTGAGTTCGACTGTTCACGAACTTTGGCAGTGGCATTTTTCACTTGGTCAGATGTTCCTTTGACCTGATTCTCGACTTCTTTCATCTTTTTCCTGAAAGGCGCTATCTCAGCGTCAATCATGACTTTCAATTCATCAAGAGTTGCCATTTACTTCCTCCTTCCTTTTTCGATTATGTCTCTCTGCAAATTCACGCATCCGTTCCTTATGCAACAAAAGTGCTTGTTTCTGTCGTTCCAGTTCTACCGCTTGTTGTTCTTCTACAAATAACTCAGGCGCATACTCCCAGAACTCAACAATCTTAGCGTCATTGGACAGTAATAAAGAAACGTGATTGGAAATCATCTGCGAAAGTCTGTATGAGTCAATAATCTTCTCTTTACGCTCTTGGGTTTTGACACGGTTGTAGCTTTCTATCATTTCCCTGATTTCAAGCACCGTCAAATCCCAAAAATCAAGAGGCTTGCCCCCGATGTCCAAAAACATAGGATAAAGCCTCTCAATAATCTGAGTTACCGTTAAGATTACTTGACTACTGTCATTTTCTTCTTGGAAGTTTTCTTGTCCTTGCTTCCTCGTGGAGTAAAACCCGATACTTCAAAGAGTGGCATTAAAACCTCTGTCATGAATGTTGTTTGGTCTCCACCATTGTCCACGTATTCATCGTATAAATCATAGACATCCTCAAAAGAATACCCATGTTCATACTGCTGCAAGGCGCCGTGAACTAACAACAGCATAACTTTCAAAGGCGGTAAAGTGAACTCTTCGCCAGCTTCAGGCATGAAAATCTTTAGCAAGTTCATGCCGATTTTTTCTTCCACAGTTGCAGCTTGATGAGATGTCAAACGTAGCTTCAACTCTTTTTCGTCAGTAACTTTCCAAGTTGTGTATTTTAACGCCATTTAATTAACCTCCAACACCGTCTGTAAATTCCAACTCTGACTGCAAGGCAATCTTAAGTGTGAACTCGATAACGGCATTGACACCGCCACCGCCTAACTTAACAGATACTTGACCTTCAAAATTGACCTTAGTACCGTCTGGGTATGCTTGCTCGAAGTAGAGTTTCTTCTTGTCGTCTGCTGCCTTACGCAATACACGATAAGGAGCAGTTGCGCTTGAATTATTATAAGAGAACTTGTACTCAAGTTCTCCTATGTCCCCAATACCAAACTCGTACTTCTTCACTGTATCTTCAAGAGTAGTATTTTCTACTTTTTCGAGTTCAATACCAAACTCTGGCACTTCTTTCAATCCAACAAGTTTAGTATAAGTTCCTTTAGCTTCGCCATAAGATAGCGTAATTCCATTTGCTAACATGTTTAATTCTCCATTCTAAATTGAAAAACAAGCTCTGAGTCTAAATCAACGACACCTTCAAAGCGCATGACCTTATGTCTCAAATGAGACGGGTCTGGCACGTCTTGGCAGTCGGTTCTTCGCAAACCTAAAGACTCAAAAATCTGATTGATTTTAACAGCTAACTCACTAGTGCTGGTATCATCAAAGATATCCACCTTATAGCGGATAGATGATTTTTGTTCCTGGTCATCAAACCAATCACCCGGCTTGTTTTGTTCTTCTAAAAAAATAACGACTGGGAAAGTCTCCCAAACGCTAGGATAAGTATCAGTCACATTATCTGCGACCTTTTGCAATTCTTTATAAATAACAGGCTTGATATTAATCATTTTATTTGTTCTCTTATCTTTCTACGGACATAATTCGAAATATTCTTAGACACACGCTCTTGATTGTCTCTCAAAGCTGGATAAAGATAAGGCTGGGCAGGTTGACCATACATCTTGTAGAACTCCCCAATTTTTTGAAAATGGTAAGGTCCTACATTGATTTGGTCTTCATGCACATACCACGGACTAGACTTATAAGTGACGCTGACCTCTGGAGAGATACCCGAATGGCTAGCTTGTCCTATTGGTCCCGTTCCAAACTCAACGTAAGGAGCGTATTTAAGATTGGTGTAAACCTCGCCTATAGCCTTATCTCCGTCCATTTTTGCCCTAGTTTTGATACTAGTTATAAGCTCTCCATCTCTCGCTGGTGCGAGTCTTCTTGCATCTGCTTGGACAACCTTTATAGTAGCATTGTGTACCGCACGTAAGACGATATCCTCGCCAGTTTTTTTACTAGCCAATCGTCTACATTTAGCTATGAGCCTATCTGCCCCTAGTAGCCCTGACACGCTCTAACTCCAAAACTTGATGATGTGTGTAGACCTTTTTAGAAATAACCCTGTGAGTCACTTCTGTCTGGCTATCGATACACACACCATCTTTCACTTTGATTGTAGCTGACTTGTTGGCATTTGCGTTCAAAATATCATTGACACGCTCGCCATACAATTCAGACTGTAGTTTACTACTAGCTGGCCACAACTCAAGACGGATTGTCTCAGCTTCCTTGACATATCCTTCTTTTGCGACACCTTCCTCAGTGACAGTCTTTTCAAACCGTCGCATTGGATAAGGTTTCAGTCTACTCTGCTTCAAAAACATGGCCTGCCACCCTTGCTAGTCTATGCATACGTATACGCTGTAAAAGGCCCGTAGACAGGCCGTTTTCTCCGTAGACTACTTCTATACCACCTTCGGTTCTAGAACGCTCTCCTTCCGCTCCTGAGCGGTTGTGGAGCTCGATAGCAACCTCAGGTATTAAAAGACTTAAAGCAGGTGTCAAAGATGTGCGATTAGTCTCTGACAAGATAAGATTTGTAGCCCTTGTTTGGAGCAACATGAGAAGCTGAGTATCTTCTTCGCCTGTTAATTTCTTCAGCAACTCTATAGACATATCAATCCTCTTCTAAGAACTCAGGTTCAGGGAGGATTTTCTCAAGAACATCTGAGATAGCAACACCGTTGCTGGCAATATTGTCAGCCAGCTCAACATAGCGCTCCTCAGTAATCTCAAGTTCCTCTCCTGCCAGTCGTTTCACATTTGATTCCCAATCATAGAAATCTTGTTTGATTTTAAATTTCACTTTTTAGTTCCTCCAAAACTTCTACAATTTCGGCTTTTGTCAACTTATAAGCGCCTGCTACACCTGCTTCTTTCGCTAGATCCTTCAACTCTTCTAGAGTTTTATTCTCTAAATCAGAATACTGGTTAACCTGCTCTTCTTGAATATAATGACGTCGTAGCAATAAACTCATATCGTCACCTCTTACGCGCCACCGAATTTTACAACTCGTGTAGGGTCGTAAAGGTAAACGCCGTAGTGTTCATCACCTGTGATTACGGTAGTCTTCTTCAAGATATCGCGGTCTGTTTCGATAGCCACATCACGTTTAAGCAAGATAACAAAAGCTCCATATTTGTTAGCGTCGTCTGTCTGAGTTTGACTTGGTGACACTTTAACAAGGAAGCCTTTACCTTCATCAACTTTTTTAGAGCGCACGATTTGCACACCATCAACTTCACCGAAGGTTCCAGAAACAACCATATTTGCTCCAAGCTCTGAACCTTTAATCCATTCTTTTGCTACTGCAGTTTTTAGCTTAGTAGCATCTTTAGGGTTGATGATAGCAACATACTGTGCATCTTCTTCGTCCTCAAAGATATCTAGAGCTTTATCGATTGCCTCAAGAGTTGTTGGAGTTTCTGTAATATGTTGTGTTGCAGTTTTAGCTACCGCTACCAAATCATTATCGATCTTGTTGGCAATAGCTAAACCAAGCTGGTAAGTCGCTTGACCTAGTGGGTCACCAAGACCTGACAAAAGAGACTCATCGGTAATTTCATAACCTTTACCTGCTTTTTTGATGGTCATAGTAGTCTTTTTAGTAGTCAATTGGTCTGGCGTAATTGCTTGGCCTTCTTCAATTTCAGTAGCGTCTCCTGCATACTCCCATGCTGGCACTGTTAAAGTGCTACCTGGTTGACCTTCAAGCTTTGTCTCTACATACGCTAGCGGTGTAAATTTAATCAATTTAGGTAATTTAGCGGCTACCATATCCGCCATTACTTCTGGATTAACCATAGTGGCTAATTTAGTTTGTCCTGCTGTCATTTTCTATTATCCTTTCAATTTCTTATAAAGCTCTGGGTTCTTTTGATAGAGCTCATTTCGACTCTGATAACCCATACGAGCAAATTCTTCTTTTGTGATACCGTCACTATCGACTGGCGCTTGTTTCATTGGAGCTCCGCCTTTTAGTTTTTCTTGAACGCCTTTTTGCACGGCTTGCTCCCATGATTTCTGCAATACAGCGACAGACTGCGATACCGTCTCTGCGCTTGTCAAATCAACCACGTTCACTAACTCAACAGGTAAGTCACGTTCACTTAGCATTGCTTTAGCTTCTGCGGTCAATTCTTTACGAGCAATAGCCTTTTCACGGTCAGCTAGTTCTTGCTCACGCTGATCCAACTGATATTTCTGTTTCTCGTCAGCGTTCATCTTGGCAAGTTTCTTGGCTTCGTTTTCCTTGGCTTCTTGCTCAGCTTCCCATTTAGAGCGCTCGGCAGATAGCATCTTACCGATTTCAGCACGAGTGAAAGTTCGTTCGTGCTTTTCTTCCTGCACTGAATCAACATTTCCTTGAGTGTCGACAGTCTCAGTTGATTCAGTAGATACAGTTGCATTGATTTCTTCTGACATAATTGTCCTCCAGCGATTACGTCGCCACTCGATAATCTCGCTTTACGTCCGGCGACGGAACAGTACAGCTTTTAATGTCATCGGCACAGTTTGGACAATATAAAAACCGTACGGGATTCCATACGGTTAGAGCATAAGAAAACCGCCTCGATTTCGATGCGGTTAATTTTTATAGTTTAATTTCTTCAATTTTTGCACGTTGTTCTAGAATTCTTAAATAATTCCACATGGTTGAACGCTGACCTTTTAACAAATCAATCGGACATTTAGATTCAAACTCTAGTTGCCCTTTTTCGTATTTCCCAATCATCATATCTAACTTCTGGAATCGTTCTTTCAATTCGTAGTATTCTTTTTTAAATCTTTCTTTCCATTCTTCCATTTTTCTGTTCCTTTCTTTACACCTTTAATTATTCCGCTGATTACGGCCATAATAATAAATATTAACAACAAAAATACCAACCACCCAAAGGCGATTGATACCCAATCCCATATAAACATGTTTTCACTCCTTTTAATGTCACAATCAATCAACTTCATACGATAATGAATGAATGTCGGTTAATATTTTAGGTAGTAACTCAATCGCGCTGAACGTATCCGCCCCATAAATATTTAACTCTAATTTCACTGTCGCTGAGTCATTTTCGCCTGTTCCTGAAAATTCTACGTTAGTTATCCCAATTCTTGCTGTGTCCATTTTCAATCCTTTCTGAGTACAAAAAAAGCACTAAACGATTGTTTAGTGCACAGATAGGCAGGACTGTCGGGGCTCCTGCATTTCTCGACCCACTATAAGTGGCGCGTTGGTGACAGATTCTCAACCTCTATCTTTACCAAGAGTATAGCATTATTTTCCCTTTTTGTAAAGCGTCGACATATTTTTTTCATTCTTTTTAACTTGACGAATCCCCACCTTGTTAAAGTGAATGACTAGCATTTCATCTCGTGGCACCATCACCGCTTCCATAATGACCTTATCTTTGTTAGGTATTTTTACATATGAAATAATTGATTTTTCAACCCTCTCTGAATTATCTAGAATCAAATAAGGTTTTTGAACCGCCTCTTTTATTAACATAAATTCATCTAAGGAATACTGTTGTCCATGTCTCACTAATGAAGTAGCTAAACTACTAACATCTATATAAGCAGAACTTACTCCTATCAATTTTGCTATATCGCTCGAAAAATTACCTAATTCATATTCAGATTCTAGCAAGTCTACAAGTTGTTCTTTCGATAATCCACCCCTCCCAATTTCATCCCATGCGTTACTAACATCAGAAAACAATTTTGGGGTATTATATCTTGAAACGGTTTTGTCACTTTTCTTATAATCTTGTATTTCATTTTTTACATCTTTCGCAACATACTTGCTATACCACTCTTTATAAGTCATATCGGCAGGCACGTACTCAACTTTACCTGTCTCTGGATTCCTTGCTCTGCGCTTCAACTTGCTGTAGTCTGCGTCCTCATCGTATCCGACAGTAGTAGACCTACACCAAGGGTGCATAGGCGGACAATTGACACCAGGGACAGCCTTATCCCTATCATAGACCTGATTGTCATGCTCCTGACAAATGCGTGATGTACGCTTGTCTAAGACGGCCACAAAGATATACTTCTCTATATCCGCTTCCTCATAGTTGAGTAGCTCCATTTGGTTATGAAAAAAGGCTGATTCTGTCCGAACCAAACGCCTTGCATCGTTCTGCCCCACATTGAACCGCTCAGCAATTGCTTGTGCAGTTTCTCGTGTATCTCGGCCTGTCATAAGGCTTATGAGTAATTCATCTTTTATGCTTGATGTAAGCTTCCCTGTATTCTTCCAGATGTTTGTTGAGTACGTACTTCCATCTCCTACCCAACTGAAAGACTGTAGATGTTTAATCTCGCTCTCAGGAAGCCCAGAAAAGCCGTATGCTAGTCCTGTCTGCTGCTGCAGGTCAAAGGTAGCCTTGTAGTAACTATCCTTCATCAGGTCGCTATAAAAGGCGTCTGAGCCTGTCTTTTCTGAATGATAGATAGATTCACGCATACGGTCTAAATCATCACTCAAACGTTCTAGACGCTTCATACGGAAAGAATAAGCCGGACTATCTAAGTCAGCCAGTAGTCTTTGGATATTTGGATCATTCGGTCTCGCTTCAAGTACTTTACGAAGTTCATTCAGATTTTTCTTGTCTTTCATGTTCTTCAAGACTTGTCTAGCTTCTACCTGACTTAGACCATAATCACGTTGGAACTTATCAAAAATCTTATTGACTTCCTTATCCAAGTAAGTCTTGGCTTCCTGATAGACCTTATCGAACTGATCTGCCTGCTTTTCGGCCTTGTCCATCTGCTGGTAAATCAGATTGGCTTTCCTCTTCGCCCAATACTCCTGATTCTTCATCCTCTACCTCGTCTTCGGGTTTCGTGTTGTCTTTGTTGAACATCGGCATGTCTTCCATGTTCTTCTTTTTCTCTTCTTCCAAGGCTTCCAGCTCAGCGTCAGGGTCTTCCACAAACGGCAAGAGAGAAATAAGCTGTCTATTGGTCACTTTGCCTTCCAAATTGTTCACAATCTGAGAGATTTCTAACAAGTTCTTAGGCAAACCACGACTGAATTGTGGAACGATTGAATGAGACTCTAAAGCAATCTGCTTCATGCCTAAGTAATGAGCAAAAATCGCAATACGCTGACGCAATCCTCGCTTATAGTTCGCTTCCTTGGTCTTAGTAATCATCTCAAGGCCCATCAGCTTAAATTCCATGGCTACGCCTGATGTATTCCCTGCGAAATTCTCATCAGTCAAATTAGGCACATGGCTAAATGTGTAGATGTCCTCTTTAAGAGCTGTACGCAAGATTTCAGTAGCACTTTCGTCCAGCGTATTCTTCAAGAACTCAGCCCTTGCACTATCGCCCGGCAATTCCAAAAGACCTTCTTCAGAAAGAATCTTCATTGCTACCTTAGCGTCTTCTGGAGTGTCTGCTAACTGCGTGCCATACAAGACAAGTATAGACTCTACAGCCTGTTCCTTATCATTGACACGATTCCCCATCAAGGAATTATAAGCGTCTATCAAGCTAATTTGTTGCTCATAGTCACCAATTGCAAAGTGATTGTTGCGATATTCGATAATTGGGATTTGACCAAGGTTGTGAGGTGTTGCCTCCTCGCTCTGAATTGTTCCTGAATCTGTACTTCTCAGCACCATGTGATAGTGCAGATTTTCGGTAAAGACCTCAGCCTGGTGCTTGGTAGTGTCTTTCGTATCGTCTTTTACTTCATAGTAATAGACCGCAAACAAAGGCTTCCGCTCAATACTATCATCGTAGACCATGAAAGTATTCTCCGGATCAATACTAGTTGAATCCAACTCAGCCATACCCTCTTTAGCATAGATGTACTCGTAAGCACGACCATAGATAGCCATATTCAAAGCATTCTGAGCATCTACTTGGTCAATCTCAGCACCATCAAAGGCTGTAAGTAGTTCATCGATATCACCGTCAGCAGTATTGTTATACTTGATAGGATTGCCCATAAAATAGCCCGTAGCCGTGTCTGCGATATCCTTGGCATGATTGGCTACCGTCTTGTAATTCGGTGCGTTCACGTTGCGTCTCGTGTGTTTTAAGATAGCATGCTCACCCAAATAGTAGCTTTTAAGCTTCTTCAAATGCGAGCCTTCAGTGCTATGTATCGTTATCAATTTGTAAATCAGGTCTTTCTTCAAAGAACCCTCATCATATCCATCCCGTGGATAGGTTAAATATTGGTACATGTCTTTCCTCTCTATAGACCATAATCAGAACGTCTGCGGACGGTTGCTTTCCCACCTTCGATACATTGAAGGCTGTAACGCAAAGCGTCCATCAAGTGGTTGTTTTTATCCTCTGGTTTATTCAACCAGTTGCCTTCTTTATCTCGCTGGTAGCAGTAACTATAAAATTCATCCATGATGTTTTTACAATCTGGATGCACATAAATAGTGTATCCTTGCAATTTTGATACGCCTGCCATAATACTATCCTTACCTTTCCGACTCTCTTTTATTCTAGATATGCCATGTTCTGACCTGAGCTCTTCAATCAGCCGTGACTCTGCGCTATCAGCAATGATTTGTGAGCGATGATAACCTTTGTCTTTTATCATCTTCGCAACTTCTTTGGTTATCAATCCGACTTTATACGCCTCATCAAAGACATAAATCTCTTTCGTCGTGTCATTTATCAACGAACAACACAAAGCGGTTGGATCGTGAGTAAAACCAAAGTCAAGACCGATACATAACTTATTAGCTGAATCTCGTAGCAATTCATCCTTATCGAAATCCTTGACGGTCACGTTCTCATAGATTAAACCTTCAGCAACTCCCCATTCACCATCACAAACGATTCTAGCACGTCTGGGGTTCGTATGATACAAATCCTCATAGCGTTTGATATCGACTTCATCAAGCCACTCATTGCATTTGTAAGTGGTTGTAGTAGCGAATGTGTCAGCCCGTCTCGTCTCTTCATCGAAGAATACACGCTTGAGCCAATGCCTCTCATTCCACGGGTTAAATGTGACTGTGATTTGTTTAAAGAAATCAGGTACATCTAAGCTACCACGGATAGACTCAACAACCGTGCTGAACTTGTCTTCAGTCTCAATTTGATATGCTTCCTCGAACCATGCCCAACAAAGACTGCCGACATCGACCGTGATAGATGTGATTTTGAGTTCATCATCCAAACCACGGAATAGGATTTTTTGACCAGTCGCTTTTATGGTTATTTCAGGCAAAGACTCGTTAAATTTAAACAAATGAGTCACACCCAACACATTACACGCCCATTTAAAATCCGTATAAGTTGATTGCTTGTTGGTATTCGAGTATCTACGAATAACAAGCAAGTTGGCCCAGGAATATTTCAAAAGACGGACAACATAGTTTAAAGCGGTTGTCTTGGACTTCTTCGAACCACGGGAACCTTTTACAACACGATAAAGATTTCTTGGAGCGCCAGAACTGTCCGTATCCAGCTCCTACTGTCTTAGGTAGGTCGATTACAATATCACTTTGTTTAATCTGGTATGTCTGACTCATTTGCAAACACCACCGTCCCAGAAACGTCTGCCTCTACTTTGTCTGTCCAAAGCCTATGACGTTTTCCTAATAGTTCGGCTGCCTTGATTCTGTCTTTTGCTCCAACATTAATATCCGTAATCGTTTGACCCAATTCTCCGATGCTTATCAAAGTCTGTTCTTGTGTCTCTCCTCGCATTACCGAGGTTAGATAACTAAGGACTTCTTGCTGGTCTGCGATTTTTTCAGAATCAAGCTGTTTCAACCGTTCATCTATATAACTTTTAATCTTAGGATTCTTTAGTAACTTATGTCCTTCAACGCCTGCCACTCTATCACTAGAAACACGATAACCTGCTTTCTTATAGGCTTCCGTCGCATTACCTGAGATGATGTACTCATCTGCAAATCTCTTTTGTTTTATTCTCAATCCACTCAATTTTCCATCACCACCCTTCGAATAATCAAAAAAAGCCACACGATGTGCGACCTTCTTGCAAGGCGACTACTACCTTGCGTGCGTATTAAATTTTGACTTCTTTTTTATTTTTTGTAGTCTTTAAAACCTCTGAGGGAATCAAACCCTCTAGCTTATAACTTATCCGGAATATAATTAGCTACGCAATCATGCGAGGTCCAGTCGCTTCCGCAACCATTTTTAAGTTAATGAGTGATAGGAGTTAATGAGTGATATGTGAATCCCCACCCAGAAGATTTAACTCATTCTGGGACACAAACACTCAAAGGAGAGGGGAGGACTTGAACCTCCAAGGCCATTACAGCCCCCTGACATTACAGGTAATCATCTACCAATTCTGAGACCTCTCTTTTCAATTCTTGATACTACCATTCTAACAGATTTTTAGAACCGTGCTGTTCCAAAAAGTCCCATAAGCTCACTATGAGGTTAGATAACTTCTTCCAAAGCTAAGACCGCCTCATTTTTTAACCTGTAGTAGGTTGTACGACTCATATTCAAATCATAACAAACGCTATCAGCGGTGCCTTTGTTGATGTAAGTCATTCTTAATACTGCCCTGTACTTTGGATTTTTAAGCCTATTGATCATTCTACCTAATTCAAGTTTTCTGTTAATGACCTCTTTAGTATCCTGCTCTATAGCCTCTTTCATCACTACCAACTGAGTATAGACATCATCAACTTTTCTAGTCTGTCCACCTTGGACTTTAACCTCGGACCATTTAGGGCTTGAGAGCAAACCTGCCTCAAGCTCGTTAATTTCGTCTATACGGCTTTGGATGTCCATGTCCAGATCCTGCAACTCTTTCAAGAGCTCTTTAGCCTTGTTCACTCTCTGTCTCCTTTGTGATATAATAGTCTTTGCGAGAACTATTAGCTGAGGCAGAGAGTGTCTTGGCTTTTTTTAATGCTTAAATTCGTTGACCAGGTCCCGGATAAAGAACTTCCAATCAGATTCTCTAAACGTCAAGAAACGATCTGTAGTAAAATTTCTAAGTCTTTTATAGAAAAGCATCTTTAGTTGGATTGACTCACCAACACTCAGTAAAATACCGGGGAAGCGATGTACTGAATGCACTCTATTTCCGTATCCAGAAATATCTAAATGTATTAACGTTTCTGGATATATGCGCCCCATACTAGCTTCAACTCCGAACTCAACCTTAACTTCTTCTACAATTGGAACTTCGTCAAAAATTGGTCGTGCAGAAAATATTGGCGACGGCGTTTCTTGTTTTTTTCTTCTTCCTGAATATGGATATTTACAAGGTCTCATTTGCGTCCTCCAAACTCCTTATTTTCATAGATGTTGCCGATGATTTCATTTTCTTCAATTTCAGTCCATAAACATACTGCGTCACTGCCCGTATCAATTACCCAAGAACCCTCAAGCTGCTTAACAATCCCTATAAATTCCTTGTCATACTCATAGAAACCGCCAATTTCGTCAGCTCTACCCAAAAATCTAGTAGTTCGTACAATATCGCCTTCAAAGATTTCCTTGCCGTTCTTGTCTTTGAGTCCTGTTGATTGCATGAGTTCGATTTCGTCAGGATTGTAACAATAGATATCTCTATCGTCTGGTAAACCATTCTCAAAATAAATTTGTTGTGTCACTATTTCTTCGTTTTCGTAGTCAATAGCAAGAATGTCATCTGAAAAAAACATACGTTTTTCTGTTTTTATCCACGCTCTATATCTTGGTGTCATGTTAAATCCTCCTAAGCATTAACAACTGGAAAATGAATATCACCAATCACTAAAGAGCATACGCTGTAATAATAGCCGTTATGCTCTGCTTCACAATTGGCAATAGCTACAGGGTTCTGATTATGGAAGATAGTTACTTTGTTTTTATAACCAGTTCCCCAATGGTCGGGGATTTCTTCCGGTTCTCCAATTTCAATATTAGTAATCACAGCGTCAAGTGATACATCTTGGAACTCCCCACCTGCTGAGGCACAGCAATCACTTTCAGACATTTCAATAGTGACCTTTGTGCCGTCTTCAAGCAGCAAAAAGTCCTTATCCCATTTCACGATACGCTTATAGAGCAACAGCTCTTTTAGTTCTTCTAATGTTCCGTATCTTGCATTTCCCCAATCGGGTTCATAATAGTCTGGTAGTTCGATAGTTTTTGTCATCTTAATTTCCTCATTTCTTCAAATACTCAGTCATAATCTCGCCTCATGCGTTCCATTCCATGACCTCCACCTCTACCTCTATGCGAGGGTTTAAGCTGTAGAACTTGCCTACATCATGCAGAGTTATCTGACCGTCGTCTTGGAATACGATCCCTGACATACTGTCATATAGGGCTTTTTCGTAGTTGTCAATGTCAGGCTTTTTGCCTACTGGGATGATTTCATCTAGGAGGGCCTGCTGGTTCTTCTTGACCTTGGAAATGTACTGAGGAGGTTTGATATAAAATCTAAGCCGTGCCCTCAAAGCTCCCTCAAGGATAGGCTGACCCATGTACTGATTAGCAATGAGCAGCTGGCAATGATTGCGCCATGTTTTCATATCCTTGTCTTCGTAAGTTGTGGTAAAACTCCCACGTCTTGCAAACCTTGGCCGTGATTGAGGTTTAGGCTCAATGTTCAGGGTCAATTTCATTCAAGAGCCCCCTTAAATCCTGCCATCTCAAAGAGATTTTCTCTGTTTTCGTTTACGAACTCAAAGAATTTTTTAACCTCTTGTAACGTCTTGATATTGCTCTTGACCCGTATTAATGAGGTGAAAATTACATCATTTTTGGGAATTGCCTTAACTTTGCACTTGTAGACCGGTTCAAAAAGGTCACCATTGTCATCTAGTGTAGGAGCCGTGTCTTTGTTATCAAAGCTAATGCTCATATCATAGTTTAGAGTCGTAACGACCTCTATTTTTTGTTTTTCAATGATGATAGCAATACGTTCTGTCACATTGATTTTACTTGCCATGTTCTTTCTCCTGTTAAAAAAGTGTCGTTTGCAAAGGGTACACATCTTCAAACGGTACTCCAAGTCTTAGACAGTCTTGTTTGATGTCCATTGTAGAAATCACATACTTGACGCCATTGTTTTTCTTGTCGTAATGTGGAAAAGTGTACCCATCATTTTCAATTTTGATCTTGATGTCCGTTTTGGTTTCAGGTTTCCAATCCACCCAATCCGTCCACTCCATCTCATACCTCATCAAATAAACTTAATTGAGCGTTGTGGTTTTTTATCCGCTCCTCTGCTATACCAAAATAATATTCATCTATTTCAGTTCCTATAAAATGCCTATCCGTTTCTAACGCTGCTAATGCTGTCGTACCGCTTCCCATGAAACCATCAAAAACAGTATCCCCAACATCAGAATGTTTAACAATACATCGTTTTATCAATTCAATAGGTTTTTGATTTTGATGGAGTAGTTCATCTGAACTTACTCTCTTGAAATCCCAAACATCTGTCAGTCGCTCACCGTTGAATTTCTTCCGTCCTTTGTTTGCCAATATAATCATCTCGTACTGTTTTCCAAACTGCGCCTCTAAATCGCCAGCGGTATGATTATTTTTTCGCCATATAATAATATTTTTTACTGAAAAATACTTTTCAATTTCTTTTTTAAAAAAATCAACCTTGTCAAATGAACAGAATATATAAATAGCCGTATCATCTTTTAAAATTCGATAACACTCTTTTATATACTCTTTTATCAATTCAGGATTGTTATCATTTTTGATAACATTTGAAAATTTATGCTTTTCTTTCCGCCAATTTGTTTTATAATTTATCAAATAAGGCGGGTCTGTTACGATTAAATCAATTTTATTATCAGGAATTGTTTCCATAAATTCCAAGACATCTTTTTTTATAATCTTATCTATTTCCACTAACTGTCCCTCCTAAAACGGCAAACCGTCATTTGGGAGGTCAAAGGGGTTAGGATCGGTAAAAGGTGAGCTATTCCCATTTTGGAAACTGTTGCCTTGTCCGTGCTGACTGTTGCGACTCTCTAGCAGAGCTACACTCTCAGCGATTACTTCAGTCACATATCGACGCTGACCGTCTTTCTCGTAAGACCTAACTTGTAAGCGCCCAATGATCCCAATAAGTGAGCCCTTGCTGCAATACTGAGCAATGATGTCAGCTGTACCTCTCCAAGCTTTAAAATTGATAAAATCAGCCTCACGCTCTCCATTTTCGTTTTTGAAATTGCGATTGACTGCAAGCGTGCCCTGCAAGCTAGATACATTGTTAGGCGTTTTTCGTAGATCAGGAGGCGCTACAAGCCTCCCAACCAGTGTGACGTTATTGATCATCTTTCTTTTCCTTTCTTGCTGCACGTTCCCCGACTAAATAGCCGAGAAATAACCACAGAATAGCCATTCCAACTTCTTTAACAGGCACCCCATATTCAGCCAATTCTTCTGAAATTTTTTCAATTTCTGTCATACTTACCACCCACATTGTTCATTTAGCTCAGCCTGAGTTAATGGCTCGATACGTTGATAACCCCTGACTTGATAGTTCTTTTTAAAATCAAATCCGAGTTGACTTAGACCAGCCTTGAAACGGTCTTTTTCGGCTGTGTCTACAAAATACACCTCTAAAGTCATTTTTTGGGCATATCGTTTTAGGTCATTTTCAGCCCCTCTAAGAGCGTTAGGCTCATTTTGGAGGATTTGTCCACCGTCCAAGATTTTGCCCGTTTCTGGGTCAAAATTTGGGGTTTCCGTTGATTTTGGAGCCTGTTCTTGCTGTTTGGTTTGTTGGGCTGCTAAAAGCTCCTGATTAGATCGCTCTGCTCGTTCTAGAGCCTGTCTGAGTTCTTCCTTTTGCTTTTCAAACTCATAATCAGCTTTGATTTGATCAAAGACTTCAGCAAGAGTCAAGTCTTTCAGCTGTCTAATGTAAGGTGAGTCAGTCATGCCATACTCAGCACATAACCCTGAAATAGCTGACTTAGCCTTTTCAAATTCTTGCTGTTTCTGAAACTCAAATGTGACCATGTCATCAAGTGACTTCATAGTGGCTTTTTTAAGCGTCACGCCATCTGCCATAAAATCACTAGCTTTGACATACTCAAGGGCCTTTTCATCAAAGAGACGAGGATCCAGCATGTACTCAGCCGATTTGTTGGCTAGGTAGCCTTTGACTGTGTCAATTCGGACAGCCTTTTGATGTTCTTCAAACTCTTTGACATCACCAGCAATTTTGGTAATGATGTCTTTTAGAGGCTGGATGGCATTCTTGACATACTTGTCAAATTCATCAGCTGGTTCAGATAAGACTTTCTTATTCCTGATCCGTTCATCAGAAACCTGCTTGTCTAATTTTCGTAGATCGGCAAGTGTCTGCTTGTCATCCTTGATAGTTGCAGCCGTAACCGTGTAATTTTGATACTTTGCTACAACCTCATTGATATTCTGCTCAAATTTCTCACGGTCAATGATTTCAACCTGTGCTTGTGTTACTTTTACCTGTAATTCTTGCATGTTGTCCTCCTAATATTCAAGTTCACCGTCTAGCAACTCGCCCTGGATTGGATCCTCATTTTGAGTAGGTTCAGGATCTGCATGATTTGCCTCTTGCTCTTTGTTGAATTGATCAATCTGAGCCATCTTGCGTGCTACGACATCCTCACGGCTCTCTTGAGGTGTGACGTCTTTGATTGCGTCAAATGTATCTCCACCATCGATGTCTGTATACATGTTCCCAAGTTCGTCAGGGAAAGCCTCTCTAAGAGTCTGCACTAGAGCTGTTTTTCTGATCATAGTGGCTGGCATTGATTTCCAAGTGCTCCGTGGATTGCCATTTCTGTCTGTTTTGACATACTCATTAAAGTCAACTGTGACCTTATATCTGTGTGAACGGTCTTTACGATAGACAACGGCCCAACTACCTATTAGAATGTCCTCAGGTAATTTAAGAGAGCCCTCAATCTCTATCATTTCTCCATTTCTCATGACAGTAATTCCAGCCTCAAAACCATCATATCCCTCACAACGTTCAGCACGTTTCATAAATGCCTCTTTTGAGACAATCAAGCTGAACTCTGTGCCGCTATTGTTTTGATAGGCTACAATGTAGACCTCGTTAGCAAATGGGTTAAGATTGCGACCTTTACACAAGGCTAGAGCCTGACCTACTTGTTTTTCAGTCAGTAGGTTTTGTGGGTCAAAATACTTTTTGATGTCTGCCCCAGTCAATAAACTTGGATCAGTAGTGATGTCACGTTTTATCTGTGTTGCTAATTGATTATTAGTCATCTTGTTTTCTCCTATGTGTTCATGTCAATTCTGCGTCTAGACTTACTATTTAAGTCATCTAATTCATTTTTGTAATCTTGAATAAGTTGCAAATTCCGGTCAATGAAGCGTTCTACAACTTGACCTAGAAGTTCTTGTGTTGTCACGCCTCTCAATTCAGCAAGAAGTCTGATATATTCTTTTTGTTTTTCAGAGATCTCTGCTCTTATGAACGACTTTCCTTTATTGGTCATCTGCGTCATTTTTTTCTCCTTTAGGCTAGCAATCTCCTACATAGATCCATTGACCAGCGCTGAAAATCCAATCAGCTGGGTCAAGTTCTTCTCGTTCTTCAGGCGGTTGCATTATATCTCTGTCATAATTAAACATGAGCATACACCTTCCCAAGATCCAGCAATTCGTTTTTTTCTTCATGATTGGCCAAAAGCCAGACACGGTTTTCAATTTCAATCTTTGTCATCTTCCTGCTCCACCTCTTCAATTTTCACTTCGCTATTTAGACGTTTCATGGCTTCATCTACCGACTTGCCGCCCAGGACGTCCTTGAGCATGTGGCTTACATCGTGCATTGTTTGAGCCTTCGCCTTGCTTCTTTCAGTCTCTGGCATCAATCCGACATCTTGTAGAGCCAGAAAGGCTAAACTGACATCGTGCATTTCTTTCTGAAGCTGTTTGATTTTTTTGATTGTTTTTAGTGCTTTAAACATATTGTTCTCCTTTTATTCTCCTACTTTCCAAATTCGGCAACGTGACTCAATTTCTGGTAGTTTTTCATTTTGATAAACCCAATCGTTACCATGAACACCTGATGCGATGTAAGATATAGATTTTAAGTAATCAATCGCTTCTTCTTTTGTTCCAAAAACTCTTGCAATATAGTCTTGGTGCCCCGTCGGTAAGAAATCACGTCCAATCAAACTGAAATCCTCGTTTCCAGTTTCAGTATTCTTGACATAAATCGATATAATGTACATCTACACTTCTCCTTGCAGTCTAGCCTTGATATCAAAGTTTTCTTTGTACTTGTAGGCAGCAAGCTCTTGTTTCAAATCGTAGTTTTCTTGCTCGAAAGCAAAGCGACGTTTGCGCTCCTCAAATAGGTCGGTCATGAGTTCGACCGCTACCTCTCGCCAGTCAAGGTTGACTGCTTTAAGAACTACTTCAAGTCTGAGTTTTAACTTGGTAAGTAATTTCATTAAGCTACGCCCTCCTCGTTAGATTGCTTGTTCATGCCTAAAATAATGTCATAGTAGGAATGACCAGCAGGGATGACATAGCCTGTCAAATCATCAACTTGAGAGCCATCTGCCATGATGTTTACAATTCTTGGTTTCCATTGCTCTTTTTTTCTCTTCATGTTATAATTACCTCGAATACTTTTGTTGAGCGCCTGATTGCCGTCAGGTGCTTTTTGTTGTCTTCTAGACTGTCTTACTTTCCATCGCCCTGAGTTCTATCTCATGGCTGACTTGTTTCAATAGCTTCTCACACGCTATTTTAGCTTCTCTGTACGTTGTAGATTCGCTGATGAAGTAGTCAGCAAGTTCTATGATTTTATCTTCCATTCAACCTCCTATATCAGTCTTGAGACTGATGTAATTCCTTCCTAAATTGCTATAATACTCTTGACTAGGACCTCTCACTGTTTTAGTCAAAATTTCAATAGAAAGGAGGAAAATTATATGAGTAAACTTAGCAGAAAACCAAACCACCATGTTAAAAAACTTACTTGGTCAGACCTTGATAACATTCTGATATCTGCTTTTACAGAGTCAGCGACTGATCATCCTAGTGCAGTAATCCGATTATCTGATTATGAGATGTCTAAATCCGAAATTATCGAAGAAGCAATTGCACAAGGTTACACAGTTATTGACAATTCTGATGACTTCTTAGAGTTTGAATAGCGTGGGTCAAATATGATATGTTAGTACTATTTGCTTCAACATATCTTTTTAATTTAGCAATCTGTTCATCGGATTGCCTTTTCTTTCTTCCTGAATACGGATATCGTCTTGGTCTCATTTCCTCACCTCCTTTGTATTTATTTTTTCTACCCTCTCTTTTATTTAGAGAAGTAGGACTGGTTGTCTTTTAATATTTATTGTTATTTAATACTTGTTGTTAGTTAATATTTATTAGTGCCTTATTTTACAACGTTGTAAAATGCAATGTTGTAAAATACAATGTTGTAAAATGCAACTTTGTATTAAGTAATTGTGGATAACTCAGACTTCTTCATAGCTATCGCTTCATCAAGACGTTGCAACATAATTTCAAATTGAAAATCAGTTATTTTTGTATCTGAGAAGAATCTGAAAGTCTGAACTCCTCTCCCTCTGCCGAGGCTTTTTTTGACAGTCCTTAAATATCCAGCTTTTTCAATCTTTTTGAAATGCCTTAAAACCATTTCGCGGCTAATATTCAACCGTCTAGCTATTTCCTCTGGATAGACAAGCCAATTCTCTTTATTGCTGAGAACGACCATCAATATCCCAATTGTTGCCGGCTCAAGCTTTGGATCTCTCAGAAAATCATTTTTGACTGCAGTGTAATCATCCGTCGCATTTCTGAAAGATTAATTGAAGATTCAAGTTTTTAAAATCTGTCATAAGTTCTCCTTTCTTTTAAATCTCAAATTGAGATATTTTATTTTAAAAAAATAATTCACTCTCTGATTTGTGAAAATAATTAGAAATAATAGATATCTCATAATCATGGAATGGAGCTTTGCCATTTTCTTTTAATTCATATTGTCTGCGATTTTTCAAACCAATTAAATCTGCCATAAAAACTGTCGTAAGTTCATGCTTCTTTCTCTCTTTTCTAAGCTTTATTTTCGGCTTCAATTCTTGCTTTTTTAACTTTTGTTTTTTTGTAAGTTCCTGCACGCACTCACCCCCTTGTGTTAATAGTTACCCTCCGTGATTTCTGCTATAATGTAGTCAGAAAGGAGATAATGTTATGACTGATCACCAGCTAGAAACTTCTTTAATCGTCCTTGGCAAAGAATTTGATAGAACCAAGAAAAACGGAAAAGAAAGTTTTAGTGTTCATGTTTCTTTTTTTGATGGTTTAGATGCTAATCAGCATCTTCAAGAGTTTGCACGACAATATCCCGTAAAGATTGACCGTTCAAACTCTGACCAAATAACTTTTCTAATAAAGTAATATCGTTTAGAGGGAAGGGATTGGTTTCAACTCTATCGTTAAACGTTAAAACAACTTCACAACTCTCTAGAAAATGATTGGTAAATTCCACTCGCTCAATTCCGTCGAGAAACATTCCATCGACGAATACAGCAGGGTGGTTTTTTCTTGCCGTCAACAATACATCATGCTCTGATGTATTTACTGATATAGTTCTGTTAGACGCCATTTGTTTGACCCTTTCTTTAGATAGACCGTCCTAGTCTTTTAGAAATGATTTCTACATCTGAGTCGTCCAGTTTCAACTGGTCGGCTTTTTCATTTAAACGAGCTTCGACAACTTGGTTAATTTCAATCCATTCTCGTTTTGTAAACTGGCTTCTGAATTTTAGAAATTCGTTTAGTTTTTCTTTCATACCCTCGTCCTACTTTCCATTGCCCTGAGTTCTATCTCATGACTAACTTGAAGAAATAGCTTCTCACACGCTATTTTAGCTTCTCTGTACGTTGTGTTTTCGCTGATGAAATAATCAGCAAGTTCGATGATTTTATCTTCCAATTCTAACTACCTTTCAAATGTGGTATAATCAAAATAAAACGATTGGAGAAATCTTATATGCGAATCGAAGTGCAAACAGACTCTAATTTTAAACAAGAGGTATTTGTAGACAATATCTGTCCAAACTGTTCAAAACCTACCAACCCTCAAGTAGTTTCTCAAGGATATAACGAAATAATGCCAGGGAAAGATAGTATCTATGTAACGCTTCGTTGTTTAGGTTGTTATCATTACTGGGTTGAAGAGTTTGTTAGAGAACTTGACAGAGGCGGTTTTTATGATACGACGCACATAAAGGTTAAGACTCAGCTACCTAGCGACATACCTATCTCCAATGATCTTGAATTGATTTCGCCAGTCGGCAAGGAAATCTACGTTCAATCTCTCAAAGCAGAACAAGAACATCTTGACCTTATTGCAGGTATCGGTTACCGTAAAGCTTTAGAGTTTTTCGTCAAAGATTTTTCAATTCTTACAAATCCTGATAAAAAAGAGAAAATAACAAATATGCTTTTAAAGCAAGTTATCGAAGACTATATCGAAGATGAAGATCTTAAAACTTTTGCCTTAGCTTCTACCTACATAGGAAATGACGAAGGACATTACTATCGTAAAAATCCAGACAAGAATCTCGCCGACTTGAAAAAGTATATTCATGGTGTTATCTACTACCTTGAAAAGAGACTCATATTTCTTGACGCTCAAGAACTTGTGAATCGTTCAAAGAAATCTTAGAATCTAGTTCATCCAACTTCTCAGCTATATATGTCACAGTCCTCAATATCTCATTGAGGGCTGTTCTTTCTAGTTCGTTCATCTTCCCACCTCCTTGTCTTTTTTATTTTGCTCTTGGAGCAACAACCTGCCAAGGATTCGAACCTTGGTGATACCAATCAGGCTACATTTAATTTATCAAGCATTCCTGCAAATGCTGCATCAAAACGAATGTCATCGATTTCCTCTTGAGTGAAACCAGAATCGAGAAGGTAACGCTCTTGGCGTTCAATCTCCTCTGCTAACTCTGTCCATCCAAAAGCGAATTGACGGCAGTTAGTACAGAATGCTTCAAGCTGGCTGTAAAGGAAGTTTTCCTCGTAAGTACCTTGGATTAAAGTTTCCTTAGCTACTGCTTTGAAGATGTTGATTGCTTTCTCGTTTAATGTGTTCATGGTGTTTCCCTCCGGTTTGTTTTTGTTATTTCCTTAAGCTTGATTTAATTATATCTCATCTTGAGATATTTGTCAATAATTTTTTATCACTTTTTGAGATTTTTTTATTTATTTTTTGGTCGCGTTAGTATATAATAAGAAATGAAAGGAGTTGTTTAATATGAATATACTAGGTAGCTCAATTAAAGAAGTAAGAAAATCCAAGAAATTAACTCAAAAAAAACTTGCCGAGCTGACAGGTTTTAAACAAAATACAATTTCTAACCATGAAAACGGAAATAGACAGTTAGATGAAAAAGATATTAGAATATACGCTCAGGCTTTAGAAGTTTCTCCTCAATATCTATTTGACCTAGCCAAACCTTCATCTATTGAAATTATCCCTACCACTTCCCCAATCCAAACCATCTACGACGAACTAGAACCACCTAGACAGGGCAAAGTCCTGAATTATGCAAAGAGGCAACTGAAAGAGCAGAGGAACGAAGAAGAAACGAAGATAAACGAAGTATCGGAGAACATCATCAGACTGGACGACTACAGACAGACTACTTACCGACGTGTTACTGGGGTTGTCTCTGCTGGTAGTGGTTCGATACAGGACGACGATTTAGATATGGAGGTTTCGTTCTATGAGGATGAAATCCCAGACGACTACGACGCTATCGCTTATGTCGTCGGCAACTCTATGGAGCCAAAGATAAAGAATGGTGACTATCTTTTTATAAAGAATACCCAACAGGTTGATTATAACACTATCGGCATCTTCCAAGTAGACGGCGCTAACTATGTTAAGAAACTGCGTCAGGGATATCTGGAAAGCTTGAATCCAGATTATGAGGATATACACCTAGACGAAAGCAACGACATCCGAACTATTGGGGAAGTTGTCAGTGTGTATAGGGAGAAATAACATGAGTAACGAAAGTAGACCGATGGAAGTGATTAAACACAACCTAGATTGCAAATGCCACAGACGAAGAGAGTGGATTAGAGTAAATGATAAATGGCATGCTATCGAGTTTTCGGTAGACGATCCAAACGAACCTCCTATGACAGAGGAAGAGAAAGCCAACGTGGCCTTAATTCTTCAACAACACTTATCGAAAGAATAAAACCAACTGTTTCCAAAATGGAAATAATTGCAAACAAAAAAAGCCCCACGCTCTCAAAACTTTGGCGAGTCTGAGCGTGAGGCATGTGACAGGAAAAGATTTTCATGGAGATAACCTCTCATGATGTCTTTTCTTGTACCCATTTTATCATTTTTTAGGAAATTTTGAAAGAGGTACTACTATGATAACAACAAATAAAGTAGCTATATATGTCAGGGTATCGACGACAAACCAGGTTGAGGAGGGATACTCTATAGATGAGCAAAAAGACAAGCTCTCTAGCTACTGCGACATTAAAGACTGGAATGTATACAAAGTATATACTGATGGAGGTTTCTCAGGATCCAATACTGACAGACCAGCGCTAGAAAGTCTTATCAAAGACGCTAAAAAAAGAAAATTTGACACAGTTCTAGTCTATAAGCTGGACCGTCTTAGCCGTAGTCAAAAAGACACGCTTCACTTGATTGAGGATGTATTCATCAAGAATGGGATTGAATTTCTGAGCTTGCAGGAGAACTTTGACACCTCTACTCCTTTTGGTAAGGCTATGATTGGACTCTTGAGCGTCTTTGCTCAGCTAGAAAGGGAGCAAATCAAGGAACGCATGCAACTTGGCAAGCTAGGACGTGCCAAATCTGGTAAATCCATGATGTGGGCTAAGACATCCTATGGTTACGATTACCACAAAGAGACAGGCACAGTGACCATCAATCCAGCTCAGGCTCTGACCATTAAGTTTATCTTTGAGAGTTACCTGAGAGGGAGATCTATTACTAAGTTGAGAGATGATCTAAATGAGAAATACCCAAAGCATGTGCCTTGGAGTTATCGGGCGGTCAGAACCATACTCGATAACCCTGTCTATTGTGGTTTCAATCAGTATAAGGGAGAAATTTATCCAGGTAATCATGAGCCGATTATTTCAAAAGAGGAATACGATAAGACTCAATCTGAGCTAAAAATCAGACAAAGGACGGCAGCAGAGAATGTCAATCCTAGACCATTCCAAGCTAAGTACATTCTATCCGGTATCGCCCAATGTGGATATTGTGGCGCTCCTTTAAAAATTATGTTAGGCGTAAAGAGGAAAGATGGGAGCAGGTTAAAAAAATATGAATGCCATCAAAGGCACCCACGAACGCTGAGAGGCGTTACTACCTACAACGACAATAAAAAGTGTGACTCAGGATTTTACTACAAAGACAAGCTAGAGGCCTCTGTGCTAAAAGAAATAAGCAAACTACAAGATGACGCTGATTACCTGGACAAAATATTTTCAGGAGACAATGCTGAGACCATAGACCGTGAGAGCTATAAGAAACAAATAGAGGAGCTATCAAAGAAACTGAGCAGACTTAACAATCTATACATAGATGACCGCATTACCCTTGAAGAATTACAGAGCAAGTCAGCCGAATTTATAAGCATGAGGGGGACTCTTGAAACTGAACTAGAAAACGATCCAGCACTCAGGAAGAACAAAAGAAAGGCTGATATGAGGAAACTGCTAAACGCTGAGAAAGTCTTTTCAATGGACTACGAAAATCAAAAGGTGCTTGTTAGAAGGCTTATAAACAAGGTTAAGGTGACAGCTGAGGACATTGTTATCAATTGGAAAATATAAATAATTTTAGTAACCTACATTTCAATCAAGGATAGTAAAACTCTCACTCTTTTCTATCTCATACATCCTTACCGAATGCAACACGAGATCACGATACTTCCAAGTGCTGACCAGATACTCAATAACCTCTTGGTCCTCTATCCTGCATTCCATAAGTAATAATAGTTTGACCGTGTATTCATTCTTCAAAATCGGAACCTGATAAGTCACATCTACCCAATGCTCAAAACCTAAGTCTGTCTGCTCTACATTTGCTAGTTCAATATTTAAAATCTTCATTTTTATTCCTCCTACTTATCTATTCGTAAAAGAAGATAAAAAGTTATGAAAAAATCATTACTTTTTTAATTCAGACAGTACTTTCAGAGCAATTTTGTTAATGTCAACAAAATTGGCAACCAAGCGATTTAATACTATTTGTTGACGCCAACAAGTCAATTTTCAGACAAACAAAAAAACCGCAAGCCTGAGCCTGCGGTGAAAGAACAATTTAGAAAGTTTCCTTTCTATTTATTTAACTGTAATCAAGCCATCTGGCTCTACTGTGAAGTCTGGCTTATCTGCCAGTGTTCCGTCTGGTTTGAGGTAGTACCAGCCTGTTCCGTCCGCTGACTGGATAAAGGCATTTGATACCATTGCGCCTTCTTTAGCGTCTAAGTAGTACCATGTGTCCTTGTACTTGACCCAGCCTGTCTTCATGGCACCTTCTACATCAAAATAGTACCACTTCTCAGCGATTTTCTTCCAGCCTGTGGCCATTTCGCCTGATTGGTCAAAGTAGTACCAATTACCGTCTGTGTGCTTCTTCCAGCGGTCTGAAAGCATATAGCCTGAGCCATCGAAATAATACCAGGTACCGTTGATTTTCTCAAACTTATCTTTTGGATAAGAGCCGTCTGAGTGTACGTACCAGTAGCCAGTGCCATTTTTCTGCCAGCCTGTTGCAGCTCTCAAGCCGTTTTCGATGTCTTGCTTAAACTGTTCACGGCTAATGCCCCAACTTGCAAGATATGGATATGGATCCACATGGTCTGAGTGGTTGTTTGGTTGGTTATTGGTACAGTATTCATGCGTCTTGATACCTGCCAAGTCGTCTGTATCAAGAGTCTTCGGTAAGCCTGCTTCGTCCGCTAGATTGCGTAGCAATTCGATATAGAGGCGATAGTCAGCCATAAACTCTTCCTTAGTTGAATGGCTTTCAATCAGTTCAACCGCTGCATAGGTCTCAGCATTCCAACTGCCCCCAACATCCCAACTTCCGTTGTTCACAGGACCTACTTGCATGACACGGCCGTTTCCGACAACATGTGAAAAGAACCCTAGTTCAGGGTCCTTTCTATAGTGATAATCCGCTTCATTTTGAGCTGTTGAGTTACGGTTGCCTGTTGAGTGGGCGTGTACTTGTCGATAAGGCTGCACCCCAACCTGGGGCAAGCCTGTACGTAGTCTGTTTCTATCGATATCCATTCCCTATCGTCCTTTCCATGCGTCATTCATCTGCTTCACTGCTGACTCTACGAAGGTGTCTAAGTCTTTGTCAGTCATGCTAATATTGTATTTTGTAAGCTCAGCACGGACTTTAGCACGAGCCTGCTCCAGCTTTTCTTCGCCCTTATAGCCAGTTTCAGCAGCTACCTGCTCCACGGCATTAACTGCATTTTTAGCTAGAATTTCAGCGATGATCACCGCTTTCTCTCCACCTTTTTGAACCAGGTAGTCCTTGACTGCCCTAACTACCACCCCTGCTAAAATGACTAGGATGCTGATTGCTCCATTAGTAATGATTTCAGTAATTTGTTGCATTTGTTATTCTCCTTTTTTCGTATCATCATCTTTTTCAAGTAATCGCTGAAATACTTTTACAATCGGCTGAAAAAGAGTAACATTTCCTTTTAATTTGCGGTAATTTTCAATGAGAGATTGAAAAGTAAATGCGATGTACCCGAGATAGATTGAGTACAAGAATGCAAAACCTGTCTTTTCAGGCAACAAAACGGACGCCGGAATGAGGATCATCAGTAAGAGAACCCCTGAAATCTTACGAAATAGCCCATTGATGCCGATTTTGCTCTTGTACTCGATGTCAGGATTGACAATCGCCGCAATCGTCCCTGTGACAAAATCAATGATTTCCATTGAGACAATCAATGCCAGAGCGTACAAGACCAGACCATCTTCAGTCTGGACGACGCTTCGGAAAAAATTGAAAAATTCAATTTTCATACACATCTCCTATTCTTTAGGTTCTACCGTTGGATCCGTCCAGTCAGGATTGCCCTCTGCATCAAATTTCATGATATAGAATTCCTGATTCAACAGAATGGCGACGTTGATTGTTGTGATTGTACCACCCCACTGGTTGAAGGCCCAAACGGTTTCAACATCCTTGAATTGGCGACGGCCATTTACGAACACAGGACGTTTTTGAACATCACGATACATATAGAAGTCATCGTTTACATTCTTGCAACGAATGAACTCTCCACTTTCTTTCATGTAGCGCAAAGCACTCGCAAGATCAAATGGTTCTGTGATTTTTGTAAGGTCTAGCAAGTTATCTGTGTTTTGAATTGTTTCTGCCATGTCTATTCTCCTTTGTCTGCTGGTTTAGTTTGTTCATCAAGCAGAGCTTCCAGCTCATCCACTCGTGCTTGAAGTCTTTGATTCTCTTCCCTTTGCTCATCCAACTGAATACTCAAGACATTACTTGTAATCATCGAATTTGTTGAAGTTGTTGACATTTCACTAATTGTCATTTGTAAGGCTTGGTTAAGCTGTTCTGCGTTCATTTTCTAAGTTCTCCAATCTATCTGTTCGTTTTCTATTTTCAAGAGCAAGCTCCTGAATTGCTTTAAGTGCGATATTGGTCAACATGTTGTTATTCATGCTATTGTTTTCTCCATTTTTTCTATTTTTTGATTTAATTCTTGAATGGCCTTGATTAAGTAAGGAACTAAAGCGGTATAGTCTATATGTAGATAGCCATCTGGATTCTCAGGATCTCGTGAAACAATTCTTGGAACGATGGTTTCAGCCTCTTGAGCTATTAGACCAATCTCCTCATGTTTCTTACTTTCGATGAAATCAAATGCAACCATTCTTAATCTGTTGATTTTGTCCAAGGCTTTCACAGCTGTATCTGTGATGTTCTCTTTTAAGCGTCTGTCTGATTTTTGTTCCATCCAATACTTCACGCTACCACTACCGACCTGATTCCACCAAACAACCGCATTCCTTCCGCCTTTGGGATTCCAACCATCACCAAAGACGTCTTTACTTCCAAGTTCGATACCATTTGAAAACACAGGAGAACGAGAAAAAGTAGTATTCCCATAAAAGTTTACTCTCGATGAATTCGAAAAGTCAACCTTCCCGTGGAAATCTGCTCCGTTTCGGCAATACATATTTCCTGATGTTGTTACATACCAAGCATTGGGGCCAGGAGAGTTCCAACTGTAACCCCAGTTCGCCCAAAATGCGGTATTTTCGCCATTATAGCCTCCTCCTTCACCATTCCCCATGCCAACTGAGAATTGGTTGATACCAGAAATCCAGCGACCTCTTCCTTGAGCAAAACGCCCAATAGTGAATCCACCGATTCGACCTTGATAGGCTTCTAGGAAGGTTGAACTAGAAATGACGGACTCAACCTTAGTAGAGAAGATACGTTTAGATGTCAGTTGGTCAATAAAAGCGTCATTTGCAGTCATTTTCCTAATAAACGCAGCATCAAATCTCACTTTCTCGGCCGTGACCGCTTCAGCGGCTAATATCGTAGTCGTGACCGAACCAGCTTCAAAATTGCCCGTTTTCAGCTTATCAACCATGGCAGACTTGATGACTGCTCTGTCAATCAGGGTCTCGCCAGTGATGTGGGTCAATTTCCCAACGAAGCGGTTATGTCCATTGGCGCCTAGATTAATGCCCGAAATCAAATCACCTGCACTGTTGATGTTTTGAACCGACCAGGAACCTGCCAGCTGCCTCTGAACGGTTTTCAGATGGTCGTTTTTCGATACTTCAACCTGAAAGACCTGATGGGTCATAGCCATTCTTGCAATCGTATTTGCAATCCCGTTTTTACTATTACCCAGAATCCGCTCGTAAAGTTTACTGGTTTCCTTAACACGCTGGAAGTCAGTAGTCTCTACTTTTCGCGCTAGTTGATTGGTCACATTCGCAAATTGACTATCAGCATTCGCTTTGTTTGTAGCGACCTGAGTCTTTAAATTTGAAATCTGATTATCTGTGCCTTGTTTATTACTGTTTATCCGATTTGAAAGATTTGAAATCTGAGTAGTGGTTCCTTGCTCACTGCTTGTAAGTCTATTTGATAGACCACTGATTTGACCGCCCACATCTTGCTTATAAGTCGTTATCTGACTTGAAATATCCGTGAACTTACCATCTACAGATTGACGATAGCTAGCGATTTGACTAGCGATGTCTTTATTCGCACTAGTTTTAACAGCTTCAAGCCTCTGATTGATACCCTTAACATCTTCTTGATAAGTAGCCTTACCAACGAAATCACGATTGACCAGCTCACGGACTGCTGTCGCTTGTCTCGCGCTCTCCTCACGAGTATATCGCTGTAGGGCTTCCTGTCGCTGGCCGTCTTTATTTACATATTCCTGAATAGCTGATAAGTCGGTTCGCAAGCCCTGAGCTGTCCGCTCAAAGGTAGCCTTAGCTTCAGTGATGAGACCGTCAGTATCTTCAATTGCAGGACTCCAGTCTGTCGCTAGAGTGCCTTTTTCAAGTTTAATCCTACGAACGGAATAATTATTGTTCCCAGCGTAATCATACAAGGCCATCTCTCCCCTCGAATAACGAGAGTCATCGTTTGGAAAGATAACTGAACCTGTGAAGGTGAACCGTTTCCATTCTTTACTTGGAGTGATGTCTGCGCTAGCTTTCAGACCAAATCGATTCGTTTGATAATGATAAAAATGTAGAGGACGAATCTCGCCACCTTCATTGATTTTTAGATCAAACGATAGAGTCCAAGTCTCCCCGACGTTTTCTTGGGTAAGGTATGGATGGAGAGGGAACGGAAAGAAACGCGTACTTGTTCGAACTTTCTCAGAGTCTCGATAGTAGTTTCTACCGCCGAGCCGTAAGTTTGAAAATTCTTCTCGCAATTTTCCAGCTTCAGTCACAACTAAGGTCTTATCTGCCTTGTCCTTGGTTGCGTTCAGGATTTCCTGACGGATAGAACCAGCTCGCACCTCAAATTCAGCCAGGCTTAACTTCTGATCTAGCTTGTCCTGTGTGTTTGTTTCAAGACTCTTCACAGACTGCCGGATATTCTCAGCAGTCACGTTGAGGGAGCTGATATCCACTTTGGTTCTGAGACCTTCAGTCAAACGCCTCACTCCAGCATCAAGCGCATCAGCGCGCTGATTAAAACGAGAGGTCATTGTTGAAATACGAGTAGAGCTCTCTTCTTGTATACGATCTATCTGACTCGTCAGAGTCTCTGCTGTTTGCCTGACTTCTGATTTGTTAGCTTTCCCTTCCATTCCGTTCATCAGTGCAGCTAGCCTGCCTTTAGTCGTCTCTTCATATCTTGCCTGAGAGGTTCTGGCTCCAGCCAAGTCATTCTTTATCTGACCGAGTGCTTCAACTTGCTTGGCAATCTCAGCTTCAGCCTGTGCTTGCTTCGGTCGAATATCATTCGCGATAGTCCGTTTCAGAGCGTCCAAGTCACCCGACAGAGCCATTTGTGCGCTCGTAGTCTGCGACTTAAACGCTTCAAGTCTAGCGACAGAATCCAGTCCAATCCGCTTAGCTTCCTGTGCAAGCAGGGTACTTGCGCCAGCATTTCGCAAAGCTTCCTCAGCCTTGCGCTTAGTTTCTTTCAATGGCCCGTTGTCAAAGCTATTAAAGCGCTGATTGATAGTGTCAGACAGTTCTTGCTTGACTTCTTCAGCTCTGGCTTTGGCCAGTTCAATATCGTCAGAAATTTCCTGTCTAAGCAATCC